CGCGCGCGCCGGCGGCGCGGCCGCGGCGGCGGTGGCGAGCATGACGGCGAGGATGAGCGCGGTGCGGATGGTGCGGGTGGGTCGTGCGAGCATCGGTCCCCCTTTCAGGTGAACGCTTCGAAGCACGCCCCGGAGGATGTCAGGCCGGATCGATCTTGGGGAACTCAGCCCGGCGGCGGCTCGAGGCTCGGCGCCGGCGGCGCCCCGTTGCCGAAGCGGGCGCGCACGGCGAACGCGACCTTGTCGGCCATGAAGTCGAGGCCGAACGCGGTGATGAGACCGACCTGCGGCGTGTACGGCACGCCCGCCTTCCAGAAGTCGCCGAGGAACCCGGCCGGCAGCATCGCCATGAGCTGGTCGAGGCCTCCGAGCGCCCAGAGCGTGCAGACCCCGCCGCACACGCTCCACGCGGACAGGAAGTGCGGGAGGCCGTCCTCGAGGTAGCCGTGCTTCGGCTTCCCCGGGTGCGCGGTGATCCACAGCCCCCACTGCATCAGCTCGGAGAAGAACATCCCCAGGACCCACGCGCCGATCGGGTGCATCGTCAGGCCTCCCCTCTCCGGCGGGCCCAGGCGGCCCGCATCTTCGCCCGCGTCTCCTCGGTGTGCCGGCGGCCCGCGAACGGCGCCCACGGCCGCCGCGGCCGCTCCGGCTCCGGGTCCGCCGCCGCGACGAGCGGTGCCGCCGCCTTCGCGAGCTCGCCCAGGGCGGCGACGGTCGCCGGCCGCAGCTGCGGCTTCGCGTGCACGGCGAACGGCACGACCGGCTGATACGGCACGCCGCTGCGCCTGGCGCGGCGCGCGCGGCTCGTGCTCACCGGTTCTCCCCGGCGATGAAGCCGCTCGAGGGCTGCCGCGGGAGCGCCGAGACGGTCGGGCCCTCGTACGGCGGCGCCAGCGGCGCGTAGCTGGTCGGCATCGCGTACCGGTCGACCAGGAAGCTGTGCATCTCCCTGACGAGCCCGTTGATCTCGTCGATCTTCGCCTCGAGCTTCGGGATGCGCGCGACCGCCGGACGGACCGTCCCGATCATCTCGTCAATGAGCGGCGCGGTGCGCGTGTCGTGCGCCTGCTGCCAGCCCTGGAGCGACGAGAGCAGGACGTCCTGGACGGCGTCGTGCCCCATCTTCTCGCCGCGCGCTTCCGCTTCGACGACGCGGTTGGACACGATGGTCGCCACGTAGGTCTGGTGGCACGCCCAGGCGGCGAAGACGAGGCCTCCGATGCCGACGACCCAGTCCCGCACGGTCAGGCTCGAGAGGGCGTTCGGCTTCATCACGTCACCTTCGGCCGCACGAGGGTGTCGAGGTCGCCGTCCTGCAGGTTGAGGACCGCCTCGATGGTGGCGAACGGGAAGCCGGCCAGCTCGAAGTGGGTGAAGTCGCCCCAGTCGGCCCCGGCGCGCAGCCCGAGGTCGCGGCCGTGCTCGGCCAGGCGCTTGTAGCGGGCGACGTCCTTCGGGTCGAGCCGGTTGGTGCCGAAGCCCTCAAGGCTGCCGGCCTGCTCGTCGCCGTCATCCTCGAGCGCCAGGTGATAGGCGCAGCTCGCCGGGATGCGCATCAGCGCCCCCTTCGCGAGCCGCTCGGTGTAGATGGCGCAGCTGCAGCTCGCGTCCTCGAAGCCGACCACCGCCTGACCGGCGGCCTCACCGACGAACTGCCGTGGCACCCGGGCCGTGCAGGCGCGCACCGGTGAGTCCCCGGCGGCGAGCGCGGGCCCGACGTGCAGGTCGGAACGGTGGCTGCAGTCCGGGCACGATCGCACCCAGCGCATCAGGTTGTGCCAGGACGCCCCCGGCCGCTTCCAGGTCACCACCTTCGACCGGTCGACGACTTCTCCGCGGCCGTCTCGGCCGAGGTTGTAGTCGGCGAGCTGCGTGGCCAGGTCGCGCCACGTTTCGATGAGGCGCACGCCGCCGACGTCGGCCGCCAGCTCGCGGTGACGCGCGAGCAGCGGCAGCATGACCGGATGGAGCTGGTCCTCCGCCCGCTGGCGGACCAGCGCGGCCGGGCTCACTGGCCGGGGAGGCCCTGCCGGCAGTCGTAGTAGCAGTCGCCGGAGACGTAGCAGAAGCGCGTGTTCGGCGTCAGGGTCTTCGCGACCTGGAAGAGCTTGTCCGGGCCCGTGCCGTCGGCGTCGTGGCAGACGACGAAGGCGTCTCCGGCGGCGAGCTCCGGCGCCGGCGGCGCCGCGGCGACCAGGTCGCCGGTCTGCTCCATCACGGTCGGAAGGATCTGGTGATGTCCCCCACCCTCGCACCCCAGCAGGAAGAGCAGGGCGACGCAGATGGCGACGACCCCCCACCCGATCGCATCCGCCTTCCCGAACCGCGCCGGCGTCACCCACTCCACCCCGTTGTTCTGCTTCATGGGCACCCCCCATCGCTTCGCATCGAGTTCCCGGCCAGGTCCCACTCGACCACCACGGGCGGGACGCCCTCGAGCATCCCCGGCCAGCCGTACAGCTCGTTGATGCGCGGCTCGGGCACCTCGAGCGGCGGCCCCGGCACCTGGCGCGACAGCGTCGTCGTGCACTTCGGGTGGAGGACGCCTGCCCCATCCGCGACCTCGATGGCGCGCCCGAAGGCGTCGAACTCGCACCGGTTCTCGAAGAGCAGGACTTCGGCGCGCAGCTGCCCCGCCGGCAGCCCGTTGCAGCTCAGGGTCGGCACGGTCCAGAGCACGAAGAGGGCGAGCAGCGCCGGCGTCACTGCCCGGCCTTCCCGCGGATGACGACCGCCGCGGCCGGCCCTGGCTGCGGCTGCTGGTCGAGGGTGATGGCGGTGAAGGGCGTCTCGTCCGCGCCCAGCTCGCACGTCCCATTGAGAGGCCGCGTCGTCCCGTCGTAGTCGGTCGAGGCGGCGCATATCCCGGCGCCGATGATCCCCGGGCTGGGATAGCGGATGTGCAGGTTCCAGCGCGTCGCGTCGAGGCTGCCGGCGTCGATGAAGTTCGGCGTCGCGCAGGTGACCGTCGACAGCGCACCCGCCCCGAGCTGGTCGCAGGTGTAGGTCGTCGCGCCCTTCTGGTAGCCGGCGCGCGTGGGGCTCAGGGTCGAGCCGCAGAGGTTGTGATCGAAGACGGCGCCGGTCGTGCCGTCGAGATAGCACTCGACGTCGCCCCCCTGCGCGAAGATGTTGTCCTGCACCTGGTGCGCGATCGCCGTCCCGGTCTGCTTCTGGCCGTCGTCGACCTCGAGCGCGTGCCGCACCCTGAAGCCGGTGTTCCCGCGTATGGTGACGGGCACGTTGCTGGAGACGTGGATGCCCGTGCGCGTCGGGTTGCGCGAGCTCGTCCCGACGTTGTTCCAGATGTCCCACAGCATGTTGTTCTCGACGACGTTGGTGTGCGTGCCGTCGGCGAGGCAGCCGTAGTAGTAGCTGCAGCCGTTGTTGTCCTGGCCGCCCTGGTTGCAGTGCCACTGGTTCGGCCCGTCGCAGCACCACCACGGCTCACCCGGGGCGGTGCAGGCCGCCTGGTTGCGGCAGCCATCGAGGATGGCGATGGCGCCGGAGAACCAGCCGTTGAGCGAGGTGGAATCGCCGTTGTAGCGCGCGCCGGCGAACCGGTTGCGGCGGATGGTGTAGTCGGCGTTCGATCCGGACCGCCCGTCGTGCGGGCAGCCGCCGGCGTCGTCCCCTCCGGTGATCTGGATCGCCGCCCCCTGCGCCGCGCAATCCTTCGCATAGCCGTCGGCGCTGACGTCGTAGACGCCCTTGCACAGGAAGTCGTTGTCCTCGATCGTGACGTAGCGGTTGCGGTCCTCGATGCTGATGCCGTTCTGGAAGTCCCAGAACTGGTTGCGGTGGTAGATGGTCGACTGGCCCGTCAGCGTGCGCCAGTTGTAGGTGCCCCAGTCGTTCGATAGCTGGGCGACGTCGTAAATCTGGCTGTCCTCGACCGTCCAGGTCCCGCCGGTCGCCTGGATGTGGCGCAGCGCCATCCCGCAGATGTGGTCGACCGTGACGCGCCGCAGCGTGAAGTCCCCGGTGCTCGAGGCGTTGTAGATGCCGAAGCCGCCGCCCGAGTCCGCGTAGCACTTGTCGGGATTGTCGACACAGGCCCCGCCGTTGCAGGTCGCCCAATCCCCGGAGCAGGTCGACGAGGGACAGTCACCGTTCGACGTGCACACATGGCCCTGGTTGGCGCCGCCCGCGCAGAGCGTCTTCGCGGAGCAGTAGTACCCGGGGTTGCCGCCCCCGGAGCAGATGTACTCGTTGTCGCCGATGCCGGCGACGTCCTTCGGGCCGTGCGTCTGGTCGGCCCACGCGCCCTTGTCCGCCTCCGTGATGCGGACGTCCTGCCAGAGCTGGTCGCTGTTGTTCTGGACGTAGTGCACGGCGTCGATGCAGGCGCGCGACCAGGTCATCGGGCCGATGAAGTGGTAGCCGCTCGGCAGGTTGTAGATGAGGTAGTTGGCATCCCCGCTGTCGCAGGTGCCGTTGCTGTTCAAGTCACCCGTGATGGTCGGGTTGTCGCCCGGGTAGGACTGGATCGTGATCGGGTTGCCCGTGCCATCCACGCCTGGCGAGAACGTGCTGGTCGAGGCCCCGGTCGCCGCGGGCGCGATCGTGCAGGTCGTCGTCGCATCGCCGCAGCCGTCCGTCCCGCCGCAGCAGATGACGAGCGTGTCGCCGGCGACCGCCTGCGTGCCGCTCCCGTCGAAGAGCGCCATCAGGAACTCGTTCGTGGCGCCGCCGGCCGGGTCGAGGCAGTAGGGGTCGTTGATGGTCCCGGAGCCACCCGAGACGCAGTCGGAGAAGTAGTACGTGCTGGGCCCGACGCCGAACGATAGGACGACCGCCAGGACACCGAGCAGGAGAGCGGCGGCGACGCGCACTCTCATCACGTGCAATTCCCCACGCCGTTGTTGTTCGTCCAGGTCCCTGGCGTTCCGGTCGCCGTGCAGGTGCAGTCTCCGCCGCTCGTGTCGAAGTAGTGGTCACCCTGGATGCACGACGCCGGCGGCGAGGCGAGCGCGGTGTTTCGCACGACGCCAGTGGTGAGCGAACTGTTCTCGACCGAAAAGGCGCCCGTCCCGCTGATGTTGTAGGAGCCCGCATGCCTCACGTTGGTCAGCCGCGTCGCGAGATTCGCGGCCGCGTTGTCCACCATGACCACGTCGGTGCGCGTGGCGCCGCCGGACAGCGAGATCTCTCCGCCCTGCATCGCGAAGGTCCAGTTCCCGTGGCCATTCTCGGTGTCGCAGGTCGAGCCGGCGACGCAGTCGGGGATGTTGATTCCGGCGATGAGCCCGCTGGTGCTCGTCCGCTTGATCCGGCAGTCGACGTTGCGGAGGAAAACGCGGTGCTGATAGACCGCGTCGGCGTCCTCGAACCCGAAGGTGATGCACGCCGTCGTGGCCGTGCGCGTTGGCGAGGTCTCGGTGATGTTGAAGTCGGTGTCGGAGATTAGGATTTCTGTGTCCCGCGACCCGAAAGACCCGCCCTCGTTGTTGAAGAGGATCATCTGATGGTCGACGGCGTCGTAGGTGGCGTCGCTGTTGAGCCACTCGATGTGAGAGCCGTGCACGAAGAGGCGGCTTCCATGGCCACCATGGGAGGCCACCTTGTAGGCTGCGGACGTGTTCCCGCCCGGAGGGGAGATGAACCAAATTGCCCCCTCCTCCCAATAGGAACCCTCGTCGCTCAAGAGGACCGCGCCACCAACCGTCCATCCGACAATTCCGGTAGCAACGACGTTCCATTTCTCCGTCGCGCCCGAGAACAGGCCGCTCGGCGAGGAGGGCGATCCGACGTTCACGTTGTTGAAATAGACGTAGCCGTCGGTGACGTTCGCCGCCCCAAGCGTCACCGTGCCCGTGGTGAGGTTGTTGAACGAGACCTCCGTCACGCCAGCCGGAATGTTGACCGCCGAGATGCTGACGCCCGTGCGGCTGTCGCCCGCGAATGACACATACGATTTCGCATTGACGGTTACGGAGCTCGAGAACGGAGCCAGCATCAGGATCTGATAGCGGTTCGTCGATGAGGCGGTGGTGATCGCCGCCAGCGCCGCAGAGACCGTGCTGAATTCGCAGCCGAAGTTGCAGACCTCGACCGTGTTGATCTCAGGTCGCTTCACGTAGTCCTTGTTGAAATACCAGCCGTTCACCCGACGGGTCGTTGCCACCGTTGGCGCGAAGGTCGATCCGGTCGTCCTGCACTGACACTCCGACGTCGTCGTCCCGATCGCCACGTCTGTCGATCCACCGGCCACGTTGCACCCCTTGATCTGCGAGTGGCCCGTGGCACTGGACGAGTACCAGGCATTCCAGGATGTCGCCTCGGCCGCGGCCGCGGGGCGCGTCACGGTCACGCGACTGGTCGTGCTTGAGGTCGTGAAGTCCGGAGAGGAAGCCGGGCTCACGGCCGAGACGCCGGTCTTGTTCTTCCACGACACGTAGAAGCGGTAGGTGTTGGCGTTCGAGCAGGTCCCGCCGGTGGTCTGCGCCTGGGCAGCCGTCGGAGCGCCGGGAGGAGTGTTGAGGGCATAGTCGTATCCGAGGTCGACCGTCGTCGAGGAGCCGGAGACGGCGAGGCCGGCGTTCATCGTGGCCAGACCAGAGAACGCCTGCGGCTGCGTCCAGGTCTGCGCTCTCTCGAGCAGCGCCGGAGTCCCGCTCGCATCCGGGAAGGTGTAGGTGCGCGCCGCGGTCAGGTCGCCGACGGTTAGCGTCCCGACGTTGGTCCCGGGCGCCGCCTCCTCCAGCTGGATGGAGCCGGCGGCGCCGCCGCCCGAGTTGATGTTGAGGTCGCCGCCGGAGATGTTCAGCCCGTTGGCGAAGGTCTGCGGCTGGGAGAAGGTCCAGGTGCGCGCCTGCAGGATCGCTTCGGTGACGGTGTAGCCGGCCGAGCGGGCGGCCTCGGGATTCAGGACGAGCAGGAGCGCGGCGGACGCAAGGACCGCCACTGCGACGGGGAGGGCCAGCCGGCGCCGGAACACGCCGGCATCGTGTCAACGGACGTCGATCTTGGGGAACTCGGAAATTACGAGTTGACCGGGATCTCCGACCAGCGCGTCTCCCAGCGGTCGAGGCGCACGTCGTCTGTTCCGGCCGCCGGGCTCAGGGCGCCCCAGGCCAGGCGCATGACGGTCGTGTCCGGGATGTTGGTCGTGAACGGCGAGCCCGAGATCTCCGCTCCTTCGATGTACGCGCGGACCTGCAGCGTGGCGCCGCCCCCCGCTCTCACCAGCTCGACCCGCAGCTTCTGCCAGGTCGCGCGGTTGCCGATGTTGTCGGTCTCGGACTGGACCCCGCCCTTGGCGACGCGGAAGCGCCACTTCCCAGCGCTCGACCCCTTGAAGAAGGCGATGCAGTCGGATTCGTTGGTCGGATCGGTTGGGTTGGCCGTGAAGCCGGCCACGAGATTCACCGGCGCCGTGCCGCCGACGTCCTCGGTGCGCATCTCGCAGAACAGCGCCATGTCCTGGTTGAGACGGAACGCCAGGCGCTCGGCCTTCACCCGGAGGACCTGAGCGAGGTTCGAGCCGGCGCCGGTCCGGTTGATGCGCAGGACGTGGTCGCCGGACGCCGACATCATCGTCTTGAAGGTGGCCCCGCCCGTGATGTCGTAAAGCGTCTCGTCCGTCCCGCTGGCGGTGCCCCCGGTGTCGGTGCCGAAGAAGTCGTCGATGATGGACTGATGACTCTGCGCCAGCAGCTGCCGGATGCGCTCGTCGAAGCTGTCCTGGTTGTCGCGCAGTTGGCGCCACTTGTCCTGCCCCCAGAAGGCCTTCGAGGCGGTTGCAGGGTCGGACAGGCGGTTGTAATCGGTCATCAGACCACCTCGTAGGGGGAGCTGCCATCGATGGCGAAGTTCGGGACCGGGTCGCCGGCCGGTGCGATGAAGGTGGACTCCTCGCGCTGGGCAGCCGAGGCGGCGTCGTAATCGGCCGGACCGGCCCCGGCCGGGCCGACGACCATCGGTCGAACGTAGTTCGCATCCTGGACGACGAGCTCGACCCGCCCGCTCGCGAGGTCCTCGTTGCGCTCGACGACGATCATCCGCTTCGAGCTCAGCCCCGGCGTCGAGCTGGCTGGGTTCGGGAGCCTCGAGTGCGTCACCAGGACGTCCTCCCCGACCTCGATCGCTCGCTTGGTCGACAGGCACTTCAGCCGCAGCTGGAAGGGTCCATCGCCGAACCAGCGCAGGAACTCGGCCGCCGCCGCCTCGGCCAGGCGGACGCCGCTGTAGGTCCCCGCGAAGCCGGTCGAGTCCTCCCGTACCTCGGCCTGCTCCTCCGTGAGCGCCTGGTCGGCCGTGTCTTCGACCGTGACCGTCTGCGCCGGCTGGCCGCCCCCGAGGGCGGTGTCCACCCCGAGCACGACGCGGTTCACCCGGTTGTCGACGTCGCGCGAGGCCTCCCAAGCAGCGATGTCAGCCTCGGTCAGCGTCGCGAGACCGGCGTTGATGTCGTCCGGGTATGGCGGACGGAAGGCGCGGAAGGCGATCTGACCGTTCAGACGGATGCGCGGGATCCCGAGCCACCGGTAGATCTGCGACTCGAGGAACGTCGACCCCGACACCGGTCGGCTGAAGTCGAATCGCATGACCCAATCCGAGTAGCAGCGGTCCCGCTCGGTGGTGACGCCGGCGACGTCGATGTCCCCTGGGTCCACCCCCATGCCCGTCGGCAGCCCCACCGCGCGGATGAGCGGCCAGGTGGCGTTCGCGAAGTCACCCGTCAGCAGCGCCAGCATGACGTTCAGCGGGTTGCCGATGATGAGCGTCGAGGCGGTGCGGATCGGGTCGCCGGCCTTGAACTTGTAGGCGGTGGGCGGGTCGATGAAGATCTCGTTGGTATTGTCGCGGACCTGCTGGACCGTGACCTTCTGCTCGACGCCAGGATTAGCCGGGTCGGTCGACGGCCCCAGGAAGATGCGGTCTCCCTGGCTCCAGCCGGTCGGGTCGCCATTGCTCTTGAAGACGCCAAGGCCCGTGTCCGTGTCCGCCTGGAAGGCGAGCTCGACGCCATTCCCGCGGGCGTCGGCGTTGATGGCGATCGTCTCCTGCTGGGCGCGGCGCAGGTCGGTGAGGCCGAACTCCCAGAGCGTGCCCTCGCCGATGTTCCTCAGGCTCCGGATGCGCGCTGACCCCCAGGGCGCGTAGTCCGCCTCGGCCAGGTCGGCGTAGCCGGCGTAGAGGTCCACCCGGCGGTTGATGAGCGAGGCGAGCGTCGGGCTCGTCTTCTCGTTGGCGAAGAGGTCATTGACCTCGCCCCCCTTGTTGACGATCTGCAGGGTGAAGAGGTTGAGCGACGTCCGCCCCTGCAGCTGCGAGGTCTTCTGTCCGATGCCGCCGGGCATCTTCAGGTATGGCTTCTTCGTCACCGCGGCCGCGCGCACCGGGCCGGTCGAGAAGTCGTAACCGGTCAGGCCGTCGATGCGGACGAAGTAGCGCGGCTGCTGCGCCCTCGAGGCGGTCGCGGCGTTCCAGTTGGCGTTCGGCGAGTAAGGCACGCGCCGCTACCCCCGGTCCTCGGTCATCAGGTGGTCGAAGCTGTAGGTGGTGATGAGCTGGTCCCAGGGCTGGTCGCCGTCGGCCGCCACCATCTTCGGGAAGTAGTCCGGCGAGCGGAACGCGTCCCCGGTCAGGTAGCCGTACTTCAGGTTGTTGACCGCGGTCGCCTTGGTGTTCAGCGTCACGCTCGCGACCTGGATGATCTCCTCCTCGTCGCCGGCGACCTCGCGCAGCCGGTAGCGCCGGCCGACGACCACCGAGGCGGTCACGGCGAGCGGGATGTCCTTCTGTCCCGCCGCGGCCGCCCCGCTCAACGCCAGGTTGACGACGTCGGCAGAGTCGAGGGCGAAGGCGTACTGGTTCCCCCGACGCGCCCAGGAGATCCAGGCCACCAGGTCCGCGGCGAACTGCGCGTCGTCGAAGTTCCCTAGGATGGCCCGCACCTCGTCGTACGAGCTGCGCACGCCGGTCGCCGCCACCCGGCCGGCGCTGAAGTCGAACGAGCGGTCGCAGCGGCGGCGCGACTGGTAGCTCGTCAGCGGGCCCGGGAACGACAGGACGTTGCTGTTCCAGACGATCTGCGGGTTCGCCATCAGGATGGGCACCTGGAGGTAGTCGCGCCCCGCGACGCCGAAGCCGACCGTGACCGTGGTGCCGCCGAGGGTCCCGTCATGCGTGAAGGTGAACCCCAGCCGCAGCCGGTGCCCCGCGGTCGGCTGGCCGGACTGCGCGAGGGTCGTCCCCTGGAAGCGCTTCCCCCCGGATGTGCCGCAGTTGAGGGTCCCCAGGCTCCCCGCGGCATACAGCTCGACCGGAGTTCCGACGCCATCGACCCGGGTGATGCTGGTGAGCCCGACGCTGATGCGCGGGTTCGTCCCGACCACGCCGATCGAGACGTCGTACGCCCCGACCGGCCAGTCCTCGGCGCCGGGCTGGTTCGCCGGCGTCCAGAACCAGAGGTCGGCCGAGCCGCCGAACGGGACGGAGAGCACCAGGGAACCGGAGGCCTCCGGGTAGCGGAGGAGGCGGCCGTTGCCCAGGTCCGTGCCGGGCTCGTCGAGGTCCGAGGGGCCGTCATCGAGGGTCCAGAGCCACGGCTGCCGCACCTCACGCCCGGGCCCCGGCGGCCGCCGTCAGTAGGATTCCCCTTGCGCGGACGGCCGGGAAGGCGTAGATGGAGCCCCAACGCGCCCGTCCCGCCGCGGCGCCGGAGGTCACATGAAAAGGTTCCTGGTGACAATCTGCGCGGCCCTCAGTACCGGCGCGGCCATCGCCGACCCCGAAGTGCCGGCGACTGGCACGGCCAAGACGGGCTACATCGGCTTCCACCTGACGCCCGGCCTGGACGGATCGGACCGCCCCGTGGCGATCGTGGACGGGATCGTCCCCAGCTCGCCCGCATCGAAAGCCGGAATGCGACGCGGCGACACCATCCGGAGCGTGAACGGGATCGATGTCAGCGCCGGCGACGTCTTCGCCAGGACGGTCCACGAAGCGAAGCCGGACGACCTCCTGACGTTCGTCATCGTCCACGCGCACAGCACATCTCTCCGGGCGGTCACGGTGAAGGTTGGCCAGTACACGCCCGAAGCCGCCGCTAAGCTTCAAAATATGAAGACCGGGGACCTGAAGAGCGTTGGGATCCCGACACTCGTCTACATCCCCCAGCGCCTCTGCTACACCGGCATCAGCTTCGGCGAGGCGATGATGCTTTCGGTCGCACCCCAAGGAAGTGTCAACCTGCCGCTCGCCGAGCTCGAGCAATGCCGTCAGGTTGTCGAGCCTTGTCAGCCCCTCGGCCTGGTGCAACAGACCGGGTCCTCCACGACCGTGAAGAGAGGCGCCCGAAAGTACCGCCTCGAAGGGAACTGGAAGCCCCTGACCTTCAAGAGCGAGACCGAGTGCAACCAGTCCCGCTCCACCCAGCAGAGCGAAACAGCCGAGGCGACTCACCCGTAGCCGTCTCACGCGACCACGTGTGACGCCACGAGGCGATAGCCCCGGCGCTCGACGAAGCGGTTCAAGTCGGTGATGAGGTCTGCGACCTCCGACTCTCGGTCTCGGATGGGCTCGATCTTGTTGAACATCTGAAGCGCCCACCCCGGGCTCGGCCCGGCCCCGGGCTCCGTGTTCCCGCCGGGAGTTCCCGAGTACCCCGAGAGCGTTGTTGCCGAAGGAAGCACCCCCTGCGCGGGGGAGTAATAATCGAGCACGCCACCGCCTTGCGTAGCGCCGCTGATGACACCGCCGACGAACTGTCCTGCCACTGCGCCGCCGGCACCGCCGCCCACCGCCGTTCCGAAAGCCTTCGCCAGAGCTTGGAGGATAAGAATCCGAGCGATCGCCTTGATGAGATCGGCCAGCAGCTGCCTGAAGAACTGGCCCCAGGAAACCTTGGCGCCGAAGGCGGCATCCACCAGAGCGTCCGAAAGCTGCAGGACCGAGCTCGTCACCTGGCCCTTGACCGTGGCCTCGATCTGTTTCATCAGGCCATGGAGCTCCGATGCGTGCTGCGCGGCCCTGGTCAGGCCATCGCTCCACTGCGGCAGCTGCTGGGTGATCTGAGTGATGGCGGCGAGGATCGAGTCATACACCTCCGGTGATATGGCGCCCGACTGGAACTGCTCGTTGAGCTGCTCGAGGGCGTAGTCGACGAGCCGGGCCTGGTCCTCGAGCCGCGGCAGCGTTTCTAGGCCGAGCGCGTCGAGCACTGCGTCGAACCCCTGCAGGACCTGCGTCGGGCCCGCCACCTCGGTCAGGTTCTGGATGGCCTCGGTCGTGCCGCCCAGCTGGTTGCCGAACTTGTCCAGCTTCGGGCCGGTGTTGTCGGCCATGTGCGAGAGCGCTTCCTCGATGGCCTTGATGCCCCCCGCCGTGGCGTCGGCGACGTCGCCGGCGACGCCCTTCATCCGCTGCAACGCGGCGATCGACTTGCCGCCCCACTCGGCCATCAGCTTCGCCGTCTCGCCGCCGACCCCGAAGATCTTCTCGAAGATGGCCGGCGCGACCGAGGCGAGGGAAGCGAGCGTGGCCAGGAACTGGAGGAACGACAGGTTGATGTCGGCGACGCGCGCCTCGGCATTGACGATCTCGAGGGCGAACTTCAGCATCGCGATCGCGCCGCGCGCGGTCCAGGTGACGAGCTGCTGGAAGGCCCCGGTGTTCCCCTCGACGAACGTCTGCGCCTGCTTCAGGAGCTCGTTCACGACGGTGAGGAGCGCCCGGAAGGCGCTGTTCTCGACCACCGCCTTGCCGATCGCCTGCTCGAGGTTGTCAAAGCTGTTGGCGATGCGGGCGAGCGCGGCGGCGAAGGTGGTGCCGGCCGCCTCGGCCGCCCCGCCGAAGCGCTCCTGGATCTTCTTCAGCGCGGCGGCGCCGTGGTCCGTCTTCGCGGCGGCGTCGTCCACGACGATGCCGTAACGGCGCAGGGCGGCGGTGTTCCCCTCGGCCGCCTTGGCGACGAGCTGCGCGGCCGACTGCAGGTCGATGCCGAGCGCCGCGGAGAGGTCGAGCGCCGCCTGCGTCGCCTGCTCGAGACCCTGCCCGCTGAGCTGCCCGAGCTGCGCCAGGAGGGCGACCGCCGACTGGATTGCCTCGTCGCTGACCCCGGTGATGTCCTCGAGCTGCGAGATGTACCGGTTCAGGTGCTCGCGGTTCTTCGCCGTGTTCTGGCCGATCGAGGCGAGCGCCGCGGCCAGGCGGACGTCGGCATTCTCCTGCTGGATGGCCGCCTCCGTCACCTTGGTGAAGGCGACGGCCATGTACCCCACGGCGGCGCCGGCGGCGACCGCCGCGCCCCACACCGAGGTCAGGGACGAGGTGACGGTGTCGATCGCCTTGCCGGCCTCGTTCTTGGCCTTGATGACGATGTTGACCGTGCGGTTCGTGTCACCCACGCTTGCGCCCCTGCTGCCACTTCAGCTTTTGAGCTTCGAGCTGCTCCCGCTGCACCCCGGCGTTGTGGGCCCAGAGGTCAATCGAAAAGGCCTGGAACGGGCTCTCCGCTCCCACGCCGACCAGCTCCGACGGTCGCCGCCCATACCGGCGGCCCAGCGAATCGAGCAGCTCCATCGACCGCCGGTCGGCGACTAAGGGCGGACCTGCTCGCCGTCCTTCTTCGAGTAACCCGACAGCTCGCAGATCGCCGTGAAGATGGCCATCTGGTCTTCGAGCGGGAAGTCCGAAGGCGCCGGCCCATCCTTCGCGTCGGCCGCCAGCTGCGGCTCGACGCAGCCCTTCAGGATCACCTTCTCGACGCTCCCGAGGATCGGCGCCCCCTTCGGTCCCTTCAGCGTCTCGGTGAAGCTCTTCAGCCTCTCCTCGGGCGAGGCTTCGACGCCCTTGTCCCCCATCGTGGCGACGTCGAGCAGCGCCCCCATCGCTGTGCTGATGTCGGCGTACCCGAGGGCACGGACCCGGACCTTCCCGAGGGTCGTCTCGACTTCCCGCCGACCCCGCGCGAGGAGCTGCTCGCGCGTGACGAAACCGTTGCCTTCCACGAAACCTCCCCTATGCGACGGCCGACTCTCCGTTGGTGATGTCGAGCTGGATGATCTGGCCCGAGGTCGGCTCGAGCGCGATGAACGGGACGGTCGCCTTGACGACGCCCGGGTTCTCGACGATGAACGGGTTCCCGGTGACCAGGCACTTCAGCAGGGTGAAGTCCCAGCGGTAGGTCCCGGCGCCGAGGGTCGGGCCGGTGTGCAGCAGCTCGAGCTTGAAGAGCGTGCCGGCGTCGAGCTTCGACCAGTCCGCCTGGATGGCGTCCATGGTGATGGTCCCGGAGATGTCCGGCCGCTCGCTCGAGCGGATGGGCTCGTCGATAGTCTTCGAACCCAGGACCCGCTTCTCGAGGTCGAGCTTGTTGTCGATCATCAGTTCGACCTGGTCGACCTTGCGGACGACGTCGTCGAACTCGCAGGAGAACTGGTGCCCGGCGACGTAGTTCGCCGCGGCCGGGAACGCCGGCGTCGACGCGGCGGCGAGCGAGGCGTCCTTGCCCGCACCCTCGACCTCGACGCGCATGTTCTGGTCCGGCTGCATGGTGAACTTCATCGAGTTCACCTTGAAGCCGGCCACGACGAGCTCGGGCGTCGAGCCGTTGTCGACGTCCCGGTTGACCCGGAGGGTGAGGCCCTTCCCCGACATGATCGTCGGCGCCTGGACGTAGGTGTGCTTCCAGCGGATGCCGCCCTCGACGACGGTGACGGTGTCCGAAGAGTCGCCGAAGAGGTGCTCGAGCAGGCGGGTCATCCCGCCGTAGTTCGCCTCGATCTCGAACGAGCCCTTGGCGCCGAAGAGGGCGTCGTATAGGTTGCCCTCGCGCGGGTTGAGCCCGCGCACCACCGGCCGCGGCACCCGGTTGCGGATGGTCTCCATCTTCTCGGAGACGAGCTCGGCCCACTTGGTGCCGGCGACGGGCGTGCCCCAGGGGTTCTCGAGGCCCCAGCCGACGTGACTGTTTCGTCCGAATCCGCCAGGCATCAGTCACCCCCTCCCTTGGTGCTGCGTGAAGCGCTGCGCCCCTGCCGCGTCGCCGGCGCCGGCGACGCGGCCTCCTCGGAGACCGGCTCGAACTCGGTGGGCATCTCGGCGCAGAGCTTTGCGCCCAGCTCGTCGGTCACGCCGATGACGTCGCCCTTGGCGACCTGGCCGAACCCGGGAATCTCGACGATCCCTTCCCCGATGTGGCGGATCTTCATGCTTGGGCCCTCGGATGCCGGTATTCGGCGTCGATGAACACGTTGCGCACGTAGACGTCCTCGGCGATTTCAGGTGCCGTGCCGAACGACCCGTAGCCCGACACCCAGCAGTCCAACGTCAGCCCGCCCAGCCGCGGGTCGTCCTCGATCTGGTCTTCGATGTTCGCCGCGAGCTCGAGGAAGTCGTTCTCCGGCTCCTGGCTGCCCTTGATGAGGACCGGCACCCGGAAGCGCGCATGCGCGGTCTTGGACTGCGTCGGGAACCGTTCCTTCTCCAGCGGCTCTTCGACGATCGGCGCGGCCGGGAACCTGGCCTGCGTGTCCCACATGCGCCGGAGCAGACCGGTGTAGCCGATCCCCGGGACCTTGGCGATCTCGGCGATGATGGCGTCCCGGACCTGCTGCTGCACCGGCGTCGGCATCGGTCTCCGCTACTTCCCCGCCGCGAAAACCGCGAACGTCTCCGAGGGCGACGAGCCGGCGATGTTCCAGGCGACGCGGATTTTCGAGGTGTAGATCTCGCAGGTGGCGCTCCACTGGGTCGCCGACGACACCACGGCCACCTCGTTGACGATGTCCCGCTGCGTGGCGGCTGCCGTGCCCGGCGCGGCGGCCCCCGCCTTTAGGACGTTCTGGCAGCTGATTTCCTGCCACAGAGAGTCATCGTGCGAGCCTTCCAGCCACACTCGGAAGGGGTTGACTGTCCCCGAGCCGGCGGTGACGCGCACGAAGACGTGGAGGTGGCGCCAGGCGCCGACGTCCACCGACGAACCGGTCCCGGCGTTGGTCCGCGAGCCGGAGGCCAGTAGCGTGAAGGGCTCGTGGGCGCCCGCCGGCGCTGGTAGAGCACAGAGGAGCGCGAGGACGACCAGGACGGTGGACAGGAATCGCTTCATGGTGAACCCCCTCACTTGAGCACCGGTGGAATGCCGACGAGCTCGACGATGCGGTCCTCGGTCTGCTGCAGGGTGGGCTCGACGAACGGATAGGCTCGCGCGCCCGGGTGGTCGAACACGACCCCCTCCCTGCCGCGGAAATTCGGGATCGGGTGCGGCTTGGTGCCGCCCTCGATGAACCGGGCGATATAGGCCCACTTCCCGCGCGGGAAGATGCGCGCCTCGAACTCCGCGAGCGAGCGGACCGAGACGGCGACGGTGAGCGCCGACTTGATGCGGCCGCTCTTCACCTGGCCACGCTCGACGTCGCGGACGATGCCCCCGGCCTCCTTAAGCCGGTCCTTGAGCCCGTCCTTCAGCTCGTGGTTCACCTCGCCGAGCAGGTCCTGCGCCTCCCCGATGCCGAGCGCCTCGAAGCCGACCATCACGCCGCCTCGAGGAGGTAGGGCGCCAAGCGGGCCTCGCGCTGCTCGAACATCTGCTGCGGGCGCAGGTAGGAGATGGAGCCGTCCCCGAGCGACTTGCTCAGCAGGTGACCGGTGTCGCGGGTCATCAGGCGGAAGACGACGTCCTCGGTCGCCAGGCCGACGACCGCCTCGGGCACCGCGGCGAAGCCGGCGACGAAGACGGCCTTGTAGTTCTTGTTGCCCCGGCAGAACCGGGCGCAGCGGTCGACCAGGTCGATCCGACCCATGCCGCGGAAGCCCGGATAGTTGCGCAGCCCGGACAGCACGTAGGACGAGCGCGGCACCGTCGTCAGCGTCTCGGTCGCACCGCCGGCGCCGTCATCGGAGTAGGCGACCTCGCTGAGCGACGTGACGGAGACGAGCGGGCCCGCGGGCAGGACCAGGCTGTTGCGGTCGGTGCCGTCGAGATAGACGGTGTAGGTCTGCTCGACGAAGGTGCGGCCCAGCCAGGCCTGGTACTCGTCCGAGACCTCGGAGATGAGCAGGTTGATGAGGGCGTCGAACGGATGCGAGTCGCCCGGCTGGATCGGCGTTCCGTCCGTGTCGAGCAGCTGCAGGCGGGTGCGCACCCGGTCGAGCGAGGTCAGGAGGGTCGCCGAGGGCGCGACGCCGGCGAGCACGGTGATCGGGTACTCCTCGGTGCGCTCGTCGGTGCCGGACGGGTTGGTGAGCGCGAGGGTGTAGATGCCGAGGCGGGTGCCGGTGAAGACGGCCTGCACCCACCCGGCCACGGCGTGGTCCGTGAGGGTGACGCCGGCGAGCTCCGACGGGGCCGCGAGGCGGTCCGGGCCCAGCAGGGCCTTGGACACGCTCGCGGCCTGGCCGGCGACGTACGCGCCGTCGACGTCCCGGACCGGGTGGAACAGGGTCAGCGGGACGCCGAGCTGCGCCTGATACCCCTGCACGTCAGGCTCCTCTCAGGCGGCGCGCCGCCTCAGTTCTTCGGTTCGTGGGCCGCGCAGAACTCCGAGCCCTTCGCCGCCTTCCGCCCGCACGGGTTCCCGGCGCCGGTCTCGCCCTGGCACTTGCCGTCGCCGACGGGCGCGGGCCCGCCGCTGTCCTCGGGCGTGCTCGGCGTCTTCCCGCCGCGCGGCAGGATCGCCTTGGTGCGCTCGTTCGCCTGCCTGCGCAGGTTGAGCCGGCGCGTCATCACCCTGGCGTGGTCGAGGCCCATGCCCTTGTACTTCTTCACGGCCGCGGCCTCGATGGAGTCCTTCTCCTCGTCGGACAGCTCGGGGAACTCGGCGTCCACCTCGGCGTCGTCCGAGGCCTTGACCGCGACGCGGCCCTGGATGAGCTCCTTCCCCACGGCGTCCGGGCACGAGATGATCTGGCGCGGGAGGAAGGAGTAGTTGTCCCCGACCATCCCCTGGATCAGCTTCACGTTCATCGGTTCGGCTCCTTGAGGGTGAGGAAGCCGCGGGGCGGCGGGGTGCAGAGACCGACCGCCGCCCCGCGGATGGATTACAGCTGGAGGACCTGGACGGCGGTCGAGCCGCCGGAGACCAGGTTGCCGTCGAGGCGGTCGAAGGCCACGAAGCCCGCCTGGAACTTCTCGGCGTAGCGCTCGTTGAGGCGCATCAGGATGGGCATGCCGCCGCGGCGGATGATGTACTTCTTCAGCTTGCCGAACGCCATGATCTCGTTGTTGTCGACCAGGGTGGAATCCATGTCCTGGTTGATGAAGTACGGGTAGCCCATGAGCGTGGCGGGCGTGCCCGGCGCGTCGTTCGCCGGCCGGAAGATCGGGCGGCCGTTCGAGTCGAGCAGGAGCTTGAGCGCCTGCAGGATCTTGTCGTGCAGGACGAAGGAGCAGTCGCCCTGCTGGCGGTAGGCCGGGTCGACGCCGTGCTCGAGCTTCACCACGTCGCCGTAGGCGACCGCGGTGGTCGAGGCGGCGACGATCGGAGTGGTGTCGGCCAGGAGCGCCGTGATGAGCCCGCGCGGCTGGCCCGAGCCCGACCCGAGGGTGAAGCGGGTGTTGGCGATGCGCCCGATGCGGTCGCCGAGCATGTCGAACAGGTCGGCCTCCATGTCGAAGGCGCTGTCGACGAGGAGCGGGATCGGCACGCGCACCAGCTTCGAGCTGGCGACGTACGTCTTCAGCGTGACCGACCCGTAGGTCGGGTCCGCGGTGTCGGCGGTCGCCGTGTCTTCCGCCAGCGGGAACTCGCCGACGTTCGACGTGTCGTCGACCTTCGGGAACGGCATGTCCGCGCCCGAGTCCGTCTCGATGAGGCGGCCGCACTGGAACATCCCCGAGTAGGACTTCAGCGCCTTGTCGAGCTCCGGCATGAAGTCCTGCGGGATGGTGTAGGCGCCGGCCGAGCCGGTCACCTGGCTGAGGGCGCGGACCTCGGTCGGCAGGAGGTCTTCGGTCTCCTTGATCGCCTGGCGGGTCTCGTCGTCCCAGCGCGAGGGGTGCTGCGTCAGGAAGGCGCGGAGCGTGAGCTCGGCGCGCTCGCGGCTCTCGGGCGTCGACACGAACTTGCGACGCGCGCGGCCGCGCTGCGTGCCGCTGTCGAGCGTGTCCTCGCGGCCGGCGCGACGCGAGTCACGGATGGACTCCATCTCCTTGCGCCGCGCCTCGTGCTGCAGGAGCCGGTCGCGCTCCTTCTCGCCCTCGGCGATCTTCTTGGACCGGTCCTCGAACTCCGTGTCCATGCGGTCCCACTCCTGGCGCTCTTCCGCCGTGAGGGACCGCTTCTCGCCGTGGGCCTTGAGGCGAACCGCCTCCATCTTGTCCCACAGCGCCTTGTTGGCGCGCCGTTCCGCGATGATTTCGGCCGTGTTCATGAGCGTAAGCCTCCCCGTGAATGAACCGCACCCGTCAGGTGACAGCTCACCGGGAAGCTCCGCCCCGGTGGAAGCGTCACGCCCTCCCACGCTGTTGGTGCCTTGCCCGGGAACTCGGCCCCGGGTAGGTGACCGGCGGCGACCCGCTCAGCGCGCTCGGGCGATTACAGCGTCAGACGCTGCATCCGCAGCCGACGCTCTCGCAGCTCCATGTCTACCGCGTCGGCTCGATCTTGGGGAACTCGATTCTTTTCCCGCTCGAGCCACTCGTTCATGGAGCGCAGCGCGACCTCGGTGCTGGTGTCGGGGTAGAAGGGGAAGGTCACCCCCGGGCTGACCTCGACGAGGGTGAGCTTCTTCAGGGTGCGCACCTGGACACCCTCTTCGTCGGTCTCCCACTCGTCGCCGTTCGGGTCGGTGAAGAAGCCGAAGCTCGAGCCGGTGACGTCCTTGCGGCGCAGGCTGACGGCGCGGTCCCGGAACCAGCTCGTGTCGGGCGGGTCGTTGTCGAACGCCAGGCCCTTCTCGTCCTCGGTGAGCCGGAGCGTGCCGGCCGACAGGCGGCCGAGCACCAGGTCATTCTCGTGGTTCCAGAGCCCACGGATGTCATCGCGGGTGATGCTCTCGGCGAAGGCGCCGGGGGCGATCTTCTCGCGCCACCGGTAGGACCCCTCGCCATACACGGGCGACAGCGAGTTGAACAGGGCGATGTACCCCGACAGCTTCGGGGTCCCGTCCTTCGGCTCGTCGAGCCGCAGCTCCATCCCCTTGACGAACCGCTTCTCGAGCTGGCGCATCGTCGTCTCCCTCCTCAGTCCGCGACCACGTCGCACTCGCAGCTGTCGTGCAGCGGCGGGTGCCCGATGTTGTCGGACGGCCGCATGGGACCGTCCGTGCCTTCGCCCCCGTCCACCCCCTGGCCGGCGTCCACGAAGTTCGCCTCGACGCCGGCCTTCTTCCCGTCCATGCCCTGGCAGAACGAGCAGGCCTCGGCATTCGCCACCCACCGCAGCACGGTGACGCCGCCGGCGACGTAGAGAGTCTTCGCCGCGGCCGACATGAACCGCACCGACTCGATGCCGGCGATCTTCCCGGCCCGCTTGTCGCCCCACTCGGTGAGGCGCTGCGCAACCGCCTCGGCCGCAGCCTCCTCGCCCTCGGCCTGGTATTCGTCCAGCAGCGCGAGCAGCTGCAGCTTCCCCTCGGAGGCCTCCCGCTTCCCGAAGTGCTCGGTGTAGTCCTTGACGAACCGCTCGAACTCGGCCGGCAGCTCGTCACCGGCGTCGGTCCCGAGCTCGTCGGCCATGGCGCCGGCGATGAGGTCGGCGTAGGAGCGGTTGACCGGCGCCATCTTCGCCGCCGCCCAGGCGCCGTGGTCGTCGTAGAAGGCCTCGATCTCCCGGCGCAGGTCGGTCAGGCCGCGGCGGGAGCGCGGCTCCGTGCTGCGGTAGGGCTTGATGAGCTTCTCGACCGCGCCGATCTCCCGGTTGACGATGGTCTGCGCCCGGTCCTCGATGACCGGCTTCTGCGATTTCCGGATACGGCGCCGCAGCGCCAGGCCGCGGATCCCCGTGCGCGCCGCCATCTCCCGCATGAACCGTCGGAGCTTCTCGCTCGTGAGGAGCTTGCCCTCGGCGCCGAGGTCGGTCTCGAGGTGGCGCAGCTGCCGGCCGTACAGGCCCGGGTTGCCGGCCGACCCGTTGACCAGGTCCTCGGCGTTCACCATGTTGATCGGCGTGAGATAGACGTCCCCCTTCTCGCCGATGCCAGGCCGGTCCTCCAGCTCGAGCACGTCGTTCGCCGAGAAGAAGCCCCACTGCCGGCCGAGCGCGTAGAAGGCGCCACGCGCCGCGGTGTCGCCGCGCATCAGCGCCTCCATGTTGAAGGCGATGTAGTAGCGGCGCCGCTCGGCGGGGACGAGGAGCCGCCGGTTGAGCTCCTGCTCCCAGCGGACGAAGATCGGCCGCATGGTGTAGATGACGAACTCGAGGCTCTGCTGCTCGATGTTGGCGAAGGTGGCCCGCTCGAGGTCCTTCAGAAAGTGCGGCGGGATGTTCAGGATGCGGGCGATTTCCGTGACGCCGAACTTGCGGCTGTCGAGAAACTGGGCGTCATCGGGCGGGATGCCGACCGGCGTGTACTTCATGCCGCGCGGCAGGAAGGCGACCTGGTGCCAGTTGTCCGACCGGCCCGACAGCCAGGTTTCGCCCAGGTTCTTCTTCGTCTCGGGGTCCATCTTCGAGAGCTGCGTCTCGACCACGCCCGGGACCCGGCCGCCGGTCTTGTAGAAGGTGCCGGCGTAGTCCTGGGCCGCCAGGCCGACGCCGAGGGCGTCGCGCGCGGCACCGATGACCGACTTCCCCTTCAGGCCGTCGAAGCTCAACCCCGGGATCTGGAGAATCTCGTCCTGCTGGAAGGTCTCGATCGAGCCGTCGTTCAGCAGGGCCTGGAAGACCTTCCGGCCCTTTTCGCGCTTCGGCTGGACCCTTTGGCTGATGAGCGGCCAGAGCTCGCCGACCTCCCCGCTGCCGGCGCGCAGGATGCGGGCATAGGCGTTGCCGTGGTAGATGAGCTGCGCCTGCATGACCTCGCGGCCGAACATGGAGCTCATCTCGTCGTTCAGCTCGTCGTGCAGGATCGGGTAAAGCGGGTGGTCGACCGCCTTGACGCGGCCGCGGCCGACTCGCTCGTAGACGCAGAGCGGCACCGAGGCCAGCGTCTCCGCCAGGATGCGCGTGCCGCACCAGAAGGCGGTCAGGCGCGACGCGCTCTCCTGGGAGACCGCGACGCCGCTCTTCGATGGCCCGCCGCCCGCGAGCTCGAGCACGGCCGAGGGCTTGATCGGGTTGTCCGGGTTCTCGAGGCTGCTGCTGCGCGCGGAAAAGGCTCGCTGCAGGAGGCCCATCGTCAGCCCTCCGTTTCAGGAGCGGCCGCGGCCGCCGCCGGCGTCGGCGCGGAGGCCTCGGCCGGGAGCGAGCGCGCGCCTACGAAGACGAGCTCGGCACCGAGCACGGCGACGCCGGCGCCGTGATGGGTCATCCAGACACCGACGGCCACGAGGAGCAGGCCGAGCGCGATGACGACGTCGACGAGGTCGAAGCCGGCGCGCGGCGGCGCCGGCGTCTCAGCCGAGGGTTTCGACTCGGGCATCGGTGGTTTTCCCCGTGGAAAGGATCGCCCGGCTGATCGCCATGACGAGCGCGGTCATGCCGTCGATGCGTTCGCGGCTCTTCTTCTTGCTCGGCTTCCAGTTGTCCTGCGCATCCTTGTCGAGAGTCACGTTGTCGGCGCACCAGTTCAGCACCGGGTGGTTGCCGTGGTGCAGCTGCCGGCGGCGATAGAGGGTGTCGACCTCCTTCGTCGCGGCACTCATCGAGCCGTAGCCCTGGCTCATGCGCAGCACGGTGATGCCGTCCTCCTCCTCGAGCTCGGTCAGCAGCTTGTGCGCGTTGTACGGGTCGGCCGCCAGCTCCTCGAGGTAGTAGTCCTGGCTGAGCTCCTGGATCTTTTTCCGGATGGCTCCCTGGTCGATGGCGTCGCCGCTGTTCGTGAATATTGCGCCCTCGTCCCGCCAGGCATCGTACGGCACTTTGTCGCGGCGGCTTCGGAGTCGGATGCCCTCCTCGGGCACCCAGAAGTGCGGCAAGACGTCGTAGGCGCGCACTGGATCTCCGTACTCCCAGCTGTCCGGCAGGTGCATGCGCTGGCGGTTCCTGTCGACGTCGGCCTCGGGCGGATAGCGGTCATCGTCCGGGTTGAGCTCCGAGTCGAAGACGAGGACGAGCGCGGTCAGGTCCGTGTTGCTCGAGAGGTCGAGGCCGGCCCAGCAGCTGCGCCCCTTGAGCTTCTCGGCCATCTCGTGCCACTCGAGCGGGCCGCCTCCCTCGCGCCACTTCTTCTGGTCGATCCAGCGCACCTCCTGCTGGACCCACTGATTCAGGTGCAGGCGGCGGAAGGTGTTCTCGAACGCCGGCGACGTCTTCGCCTCCTCGTACTCTCCCCGGATGTACTCCATCGAGGTCGTGATGCCCATGCCCGGGTTGCAGCGCTTCCACGTCGCCGGGCTCTCCCAGTCGGCCTTCTCGTCGGCGCTGTAGACGACCGACAGGAACTGGTCGTCGCGGATGAGCCCCTTCTGCTGCTGCACGGCCTTCCTGTGCATCTCGCCGCAGAGGCTCTTCGTGTCGAAGCCGGCCGTGGTCGTCGCGAAGATGAGCGGCTGGCGCCGGGCGCCGCGGCCGGTCTTCAGCGTGTCCCACAGCTCGCGACTGTCCTGGACGTGCAGCTCGTCGAAGATGATCCCGTGCGGGTTGAGCCCGTGCTTGCTCGGGACGTCGGCGCTGAGGACCTGGTAGATGCTGCCGGTCGCGGGCACGGCGATCTCCCGCGCCATCGGCTCGCAGCGGCCGCGGAGCCGGACGCTCGCGTTGATCATCTCCTTCGCCACCTTGAACACGATGGCCGCCTGCGAGCGGTCCCCCGCCGCACTGTAGACCTCGGCGCCCGGCTCGCCGTCGCAGAAGAGCAGATAGAGCGCGACGCCGGCGGCGATCTGCGACTTGCCGTTCTTGCGCGGGACCTCGATATAGGCGATCCGGTAGCGGCGCAGCCCGTCCGCGCGGCGCTTCCATCCGAACACCGGGCGGATGACCTGGTCGCGCTGCCAGGGCGCGAGTTCGAACGGCTGCCCCGCCCACTGTCCCTTCGTGTGCACGAGGAAGCGCGGGAAGAATTCGCAGGCCCTGTCCGCTGCCGCGTCGTCGAAGTAGTACAGGTCATCGACGGAGGGGAGGTCAGGTCTTCTTGCGCGGGCCGCGGCGCGGCGCCGGCGGCGGGACGACCCCGACCGGCCCGCGGAAGAACGCTTCGTCATCGTCCTTTTCGTCGCCGGAGCCCGGCGCGTGAACCCGCGCGCGCGCCGCCGGCGAGAATCCGAACTCGGCCGACAGCTGGCGGATCTTCTCCATGGCTTTCGTCTGCACGATGAACGCCGGGTTCTGCACGGTCGTGCCCTGGCCGCCGGCGGCGAGATAGCCCTCGCGCTCGAGGACCTCCTCCGCCTGGACGAGCGCCTGCCACGCCAGGCAGTAGGAGACCAGGTCCGCGCGATCGACGACGGTGACGAGGCCGAGGCGCTCGAGCTCCGGGTAGAGTCGGTCCCACTCCTCGAGCGCGGCGCCCTTCAGGAAGTCCGGCCGCATCGCGCCGGCGGTCGGCTTGACGATCGGCGCGCGCGGCGGCGGCCGATGCGATCGATCACCGTGGAGGAGGCGCAGCTCGGGCGGCTTCGGAGGCGGGCCGGGCTTCATTTTGGCCTCTTGAGCGGCACGACCTTTCGCCACGAGTTCATCTCATCCTGCACCTTTCTCACGGCGCGGGCTGGCGCGAACCATTCGCCCAGCCGGCTCGATCCGAGCGGCACCCCAGCTGCGCGGAGCCATCGGCGCTCTTCAGCAGGTCCGGCGTCGAGGGCCACCGCCAGGATGATCGGCGAGTGCCCGTAAGGATTCTGCTGCGCAAGCTGCGCCAAGCGATTTCTAAGGTGCGCCGAATAACCGATCTTCACCGGCTCCCTGTAACTCCCGAACTGCACCATGTAGCAACCCTTCGAGTCCGGAACGTCTCGGATCTGACGATCGCACCATGGAGAGTTCAGGGCCATCGTCCAGGCCCTGGGCCGATGGTGCTGCACCGGTCGCATGGACGCGACTTCAGCCACGGACCTCATGTCTCACTCCTGCGGCGCGCCGCGTCGAGGGCCTCCGCGCACTCGCGGCAGTCGATGATGATCCCGTGCTTGCAGATGACGGCATTCTCCGGGTCGTCCCTCGCAGGGATCGCGTCCCCCAGTCCGTCGACGAGGCTCGCCACCGCGGGGCTCAGAGCGTGCACGATCGCCTTTCGGTGTTCGCCTTCGGATTCGGTATCGAAGGAGATATGGTCGAAGGCGACGTTGCCGTTCTCGTCGACCTTCGCCAGACCTCGGACCCGGACTTCGTACCAGCGTGATTTGCCCATGGTCAGGCCTCCCGGCCCAGTATCCAGAGGCCACCCCGACGGCGCCACCCCCCCCTGCCCCGAACCTGCGGGCGTGCGCGCGAGGCGGCTCGGCCGGTCCAACGGGCAACCCCCAGAGATTTCACTCCCCTATCCCCCACGGCGGATTACAGCGAGAGGTGCTACGCGTTGACGGTCGCGCCCGTGACGGCCGCTGCCTGCGACGTCGGCCGACTCTTGGCGTCGTACTGCAGGTACGTCGCCGCGAGCGTGCTGTTCTGCGTGGCGCGGAGCGCCACCAGACGGAGGTAGCGCTTGCGAGATCGCACGTCGATGTAGAAGACCTTGTCGTCGTCGGTGTCCGCGACCGTGACCGACGACCCCGTGATGTCGGCCGCGTCCGCCAGCGCGGAGTCGTCACCATGCTGGGCCTTGATGGACGTCACCGCGCCGCCGACGATGGCGCCGAAGTGGACGGCGATGAGGCAGCCGTCGAAGCCGGACATGTCGATGATGGTGCCGTTGATGTTCGTCGCGCCCGCAGCTCCCGCGGTCGGAGTGATGGCGCTCGAGAGCTTCGTCCCCTGGATCAACGGTCGCGTTGTCATGGCATCTTCCCCTCGCCCCCGGGTTAGTTGGTCAGCTGCGTGCGCCTCGCATCTGGGTGCGACGGATACGGTCGCGTCTTTGCTTCGGCCCGCTGTGGCACGGCGTACAGAGCGCCTGCCAGTTGGACTCTCGGTCCTCGCCGCCATGGCTGAGCGGGATGATGTGGTCGACTACGCGCGCCTCGTCGCCGCAGCTCTTGCAGTACGGATGCTCGGCGAGGAACGCGGCACGCCGGCGACGCCAATCCCCGTCGTAGCCGCGCGCCGCCGGCGAGGGGCGCGACTGGTCGTGCACCTTCCCCACCGCGGACCGGCACTCGACCGAGCAGAAGGCGCCGCCCCTGACCAGGTTCCCGCACCCCTGACGGCGACATGGTTTTGGGCTCAGCCACGGCATGCACGGCGATCATGATGCGGCAGGTCCGTCACCGTGATGCGCGTGGCGGGCGCCAGCTCGCCCGGCTCGGCGCGGCGCTGGTCGGCATCGTCCTCGACCCAGCGCGGCGTGTCGCCGTGGATGACGCCCAGGCGCTTCAGCGCATCGAGGATGGGCTTGCAGCCGGCGCGCAGGTTCTGCCTGTCGAAGCGCCGCTTCCCCGGCGGCAGGACGTTCAGCACGAACACCGAGCGCCGGCCGCGCGGCTTCGGTGGCAGGGAATACGCCGCCGCGCGTGTGACGGCCATGGTCTCGAACGCGAGCTCCTGCATCCAGACCTTGCGGTGTCGGTGGTAGACACCCCAGTGTCGGCCGTGCCACTGGTTCACGCTGGGGACGCCACGAGGGATGACGAAGACGAACTGCTTCAGGACCGCGCCGGACGCTGCAGGCGCGTGGGATTTAACTCCACCGCAATTTTTCGAGGCTTTCGTTTCGCCCGCTTGATGCCCAGGCATTCCGGGCACGCGAGCCTGTCCGTCTCCGGCGTGTTCTTGCCGCAGACGTAGCAGACGCCGCGGCGCTTTCGGTCCTCGCGCTCGTTGTGGTTCCGGCGAAGGAGCGCCTGCCGCCTTCGCCACCAGATGCACCGGGCCGGGCATCTACCCGCGTGCCGTTTGGCGGCGGCCGCGGTGGCCATGGCCCCTGAGCCCGAGATGGTCGCGGCAGTAGGCGTAGACCCGCATGTAGCTGCGGTCGAGCTCCTGGGCGAGGGCGGCGATGCTGCCTCCGTGCTTGTCGTAGAGGCGGCGCATCTTCTCGTCCGGCGGCCACTTCACCCCGAGCGGGTTGCCCCCGATGCCGGCGCGAGGCCGCACCAGGCGAAGCGGTGGAGTCGGTGGAGTCTCCGCGGCTGGCTCCGGCGACGGGGCCGCGGAGGCGGTGGCCGCCCCGACCACGCGCTGGCGCGTCGCCTCGAGGGCGACGTTCGGCCGCCCCCAGTCCCCGGGTGGAGTCGGTCGCGGGAGCGCGGCCAGCACGCCCCGCATCAACGCCGCGAGCTGCTGGCCGAGGCGCCGGTTCTCCTCGAGGAGCCGGCGGTCATCGTCGGCGAGACGGAGCGGCTCGCTCATGCGGCCGCCCCGACCACGCTGAACTCAGGCTGGTTTTTTAGTGGTTCCCGTTCTTGAGCGCGCTGCAGGGGAAGATCTTGTCGCAGCGGCTGAGCACCTCGGCGCTCGGCTGCGGCATCACGCTCGCGCCTTCGACCTGCACCACACCGACCCCATTCGGCATGTGCCCGGTCTGCTTGCAGACCCAGATGCAATCTTCCGCCCGGAGGACGTCCGCTTCCGTCGTGACCTTCGGAAGGGCGAGCGGGTTGCTGGCGCTGTTGTTCCCGTCGTCGTTCGACCCGCCGCACGCGACCAGGCTCACTGCGAGGATGATGCCGACCACCACCAGAATCGACTTGCGCATGGTGCCCCCCTGCTCCGTTGTGTGCCCAGGTGGCTGAATTATCGCCATCATGGGCTGAAAACTGCAACCTGTTCACCGGTCCGCCCCTCGGCGCGCCTTCTTCTTGCCCTTCTTCGCCGCGCTCGACAGCTTGGGCGGGAAACAGGCCGTGCACCTGGTCTCGGATGAGTCTGCCCAGCCGCAGCCGCCCCCGCAGGCCTTCTCCTCGGTGCAGCCGCATTTCCGGCAGGTCCCGCGGGTCGGCTTCTTCGGTGCAGACGTCTGCACAGCCGGCGCCTCACGGTTCAGGATGGCGTCGACGTTGATGCCGAAGGCCTCGAGCTCCTTGCGGAACTCCTTGCGCCCCCAGTCCCAGGTTGAATCGGCACGCTCGCTCGCCTGCATGAACGCCAGGTGGCGCACCAGGTCCTCGGCCGTCTTCCCTGGCGGCACGAGCGTGCCGAACTTCCCGCGCGCGCCACCCCGCACGAGAAGCATCTTCCCCAGCGGTCCGGTCGCCGTCGCCGGCGCCGCCTTGATCTTCGCGGCCAAGGCCTCGACGAGCGCCGGTGTCGCCGCCTTCCACCGCTTCTGCGCCTCCTGCTCCTTGCGCTCGAACTCGGCTCGCTGCTTCTCTTCGCGCGCGGCACGGGCCTGCTGGCTCTCGCCGCCCCCGCCCGCCGCGGCCGCCTGGCGCTTCTTGCGGTCTTTCTGCCAGGCCGACCAGTGCACGGCGCACTTCTCCTTCGCGATGCAGACGAGGAACGACTCGCCCTGGCCCGGTCCACACGCGACCAGCGCCAGGCGCGAGTGCGCGCAGGTCTTCGATGGCTGCTCCTTGCTCGGGTAGTCGGCCGTGCAGGTCCAGAGCTCGCCGTCGGCCCGCTTCCAGGCCGGCGCCCCGAAGACGCGCTCCTTGCCGGCGCCGCGGACGTCGCTGCTGGCCAGGTGCTGGCGGGTGATGAGGATGACGCCGTGCCGGTCCTCGGCGTGCTCCTCGAGCGCGGCCGCCGTCTCGGGGAAGAGCACCGGGTCCGCCTGCTCGGCATCGAAGCGCACGTTGTGCTGGATCCAGGCCTCGAACTCCCGGACGCTGACCGCTTTCATCATCGCGTAGGGGTCCTTCTTCGCCGCCGCCTCGTCCAGGTCGTCGTCATCGAACAGCGAGGCGTACATCTCCTGGAACAGATTCCGGTCGTGGGAGCCGGCGTCCTCGACCGTGATGGCCCGCATCTGATCCGCCGGCTTCAGGCGCGCGAGCAGGATGGCGTGCCCCGCCGAGAACAGGTCCCGCAGGAACAGCTCCTGAGCCTCGGGGATCAGCTGCAGCAGCTTGAGGCGGTCGTAGACGTACTTCGGCGACCGCCCCACCCGGGCCGCGATGCGGCCGACGTCGTAGCCTGGCAGCTGCAGCAGCGACTGGTATCCCTGCGCCTCCTCGAGGGCATGGATGTCTTCGCGCTGGTCGTTCTCCATCACAAGCAGCTCGAGGAACTCCTCGTCCGCCATGCCCCGGATGATGGCCGGCACGGTGAGCCGCCCCGCGCGCTTCGCCGCCAGGGCCCGGCGGTGGCCGGCGGCGATCTCGTAGCACGCCAGGCCATCGCGCACCCCCACCGGGCGCACCAGCAGCGGCGTGACGACCCCCTTCTCGCGCACCGAGTCCGTCAGCTCGCGCATCGACTCCTCGGGGAACCGCTTCCGCGGGTTCGCCGCGGCCTCGACGAGCTGCTCGAGCCGGAGCTCCTCGAGGCGCGCCGGGCCCCGGTATTCGTCCGCGTCGGACCCCCATGACTTCCGCGCCTTGTCGAGCTTCTGGTCCTGCATCACCGCCTCGTCCATCACACGCCTCCTGCGGCCTGCCCTGTGGCCGCCGTCTTGTTCCACCCGTATTTCCGATCGACCTCCGCCATCTCCGCCTCGAGCTCGGCGAGCGCCTCGCCGCTGTAGCCGCGAGTGGCTTCCCGGTACTGCTGCATCCGCCCTTGGCTCCTGAGCCAAGCGACGTACTCGACGAACTTGGCCCGGCGTTCACGCTCGTCGACGGGCGCCGGCGCCGCGCGCGCGGCCGCCTCGAGGCGCGCCTTCATGCCGAGCAGGTCTGACCAACGGTCCTGGCGCAGCCAGGTCTTCGCATGCGGCAGGTGCGGGACGAACTCCCGACGCGCGGCGGCTTCCCGGCGCTGCTGCAGGTCGAACCGGAGCGCCTCGAGGAGCTGCTCGCGGGTCGCCCCGCGCTTGCGGGCCGCCCGGTACTGCTCCCGTGCCGGCTTCTGGCCCTGCTTCTCCGGCCACCCCTCCCACCAGTCCTCGAAGTCCTGGTCGATGGGCGAGAGGGCGGCGCCAGCCGCCATCGCTTTTCTTTTCTCCTGTTCTTGCTCCTGTTCCTGTTCCTGCTCCTGATTCGCCGAAGGGTGCTCGTGGACCACGGCCGGTCGGCTCTGCTCGATCGCAGGGGGGGCTTCGGGCAAGGCTTCCCCGAAGGCTTCGGCCAAGGCTTCCCCGAAGGCTTTCGCCGCCCCGTCCATGAACCCTTTGAAGCGGGATCGGATCTGCTCCTTCAGCTCGCACTCGGGGATCTCGTCCCAGGTGTCACGCCATGAACGGACGACGTTCGGCGACTCCGGCGCGTTGTACTCGATGGCGTTGACGACGAAGACGAGCCCCGCGGCGGCGTCGTAGATGACCATGCCGGCCGCCTGCAGCTCCTGGAAGTGGGCGCGGAACGCCGGCAGCGGCCAGCCGAGGTCCTCCGCCATCCCCGACTCGCGCGCCCGGAAGACCCCCGGGATGTTCGTCGTCAGCGGGCTCGTCAGCATGTAGAACCAGAGCCCCTGCCCCGACGGCGGCATGGCGGTCAGGCCACGGAACTTCTTGTCGACCCACGTGCGGACGTCGATCTTCCGGTAGCGTGCCATGGTCCCCCTGGCGGCGCGCGCGGCGCCGCGTCAGTCGCCGGCCGCGCGCTCGCGACCGGATCCGCGCCCATCCCCCGACGGACGCGTCCCACCCTGGTTGCTCGGCTTTTCCTTGTTGGCCTTGCGGATCGGACAGAGACTGCGATGGTCGACCTTGTGCCCCGCGACCCGGACGATCGGATAGGCCTTCGCGCCCTGGTCGTATGCGTGCACTTCGTAGACGGCCTCGGTCAGGTCGAGCGGCACCTTCCGGCCGTCACCGAGGACGCCCCACATGATCGGCGCCCCGCACCCCGGCCGGTCCTTCGAGCCGCAGTACTGGCTCACGGATTGGTCGGCTCGAAGTCGCACAGTTCGCCAAGCATCGGCATAAGGACTAGCGTCACGACCCGGGCCCCGGCCTTGAACTGGATCCGGACTTGCGACTGAGGCGCCGCGGGGTCGAAGGTGATCCGGAGCGGCGTCCGGCGTCGACCGACCCGAGCGAACCGGGCGAACTCTTCGACGTACTTCGCCTCAAGGAACACGTCGACGAGGCCATCGCGCCCGAAGTGATCGAGGATCGCCCGGTAGTTCGGGAACTTCGTCACGCCGTCGGGATGGGCCGCGGCGTCGACCTCGAACCGGAGCGAGCCGTCGGCCTCGACCTCGACCGGATCCGGAACGATCGGCCCCTCGTCGCGCCCGCGGAGGACGTCGCGGAGCCGCGGCGCCTCGACGACGACGGCGCCTTCGAGGACGGCGTCGCGCTTCCTGTCCGGCGGGACGATCGCGAGCCTGTGTCCGTCGGTCGCAACGACCGTCCCGTCAGGCTCGACGAGGATCCGATCCAGCATCGGGACCTCTTCGGTCGTGAACTGCGCGGCCTTGATCTGGAGGGTGTCGAGGCGTGCGGTTGTCGTCATGGGGCCCCTTTCGTTAGAAGGCCATCAACCCAGGCGCGCATCCGCGCCCAGCGGCGCGATGGCCTTTCGTCCTCTCCCGGGCCGTCCTCATCATTCACGTAGACGATCTCGCGAGCGAGCGCCGGCGCAATCCCCAAGAGCTTCGCCAGCTGTCCCGCCTGCTCGTCCGATTCGCCCGGGTCGATCGTTCCCGTGTCGATACCCCGGCTTCGGCAGACTGCCCCGAGCGCGCAGACCCCTTCGCCCTCTTCGAGAGTCTCGGAGATGAGCGCCTTGTCCGGCATCGCGTCGAGCGCGGCGAGCAGCTCGCACAGGAACGCCTGCCCCCGCTTTCCCCGGATCGAGCTCAGGACCGCCCCGCGATAGCGGATGAGCGCCCAGTAGTCGTCGACGTCTTCGCTGTATCCCGATCGGCTCATGGAGCCTCCGCAGATGGGTCCGGCCCCGCATAAATCGACGTCGGCCGCGCGCCGACGAGGCCGGGGGTGGTGCCGAGAGGAAGGGTGCGCCGCTCAGTGGCGGGAGAAATGGCCTCCCGGGCGACCGGACGCGGCGCTGTCGGCGTCGCCAGTGCCTTGGGTGTCTCTTTCTGGCGCTTCACCGCCGCGCGCCTCCGATGCATGGTCCTGACTTTTCGGCGGCGGGCGGGGTCGCGGTGACGAACCTGGCGCCCGGGTGATCGCAGACCGGCTCCGTTCTATTTGCGAGGTACGGCCACGCCGTACGCGACACGGGACACGTCCACCAAATCAGCCCGGGCGCGTCGTGCCTGGCGGAGATCAAGGACGAGACCCGCCCGGAACGCGAGGCAGGCGGCTTCGAGGCGGACTTCTTCGAGGCTAAGTGGATCCGCACCAGGTCCTCCAGGTCCGACCTCAGCAGCGCGGAGGCGCGTCGGGTCAGGTCGTCTTTCACGTCGCGGCGGGTGCGGACACCGAGCGCGGCGCGTTCACGGTCGGTGAGGTTGACGGCGAAGCGGACGATCACCTTCACTTCGGATCCTTCGCCGTGAGCGCGTGCCCCATCTGAACGGTAACCTTGGCGTGGTCCGGACACAGGGAGATGAACATCGACCCGCGCTTCCGGCTCTGCACCAGATAGTCGTCGGCTGGCTTGCCGCACAGGCTGTCGTCGCTGAGTCGCGGGAACTCGCAGGTATGGATCACCTTCCGCACCAGCTCGCGACGGCGAGGGCGTGGTCGAGAGCCTTTATCACCGTCCAGGCGCCGCCCCCGACGAAGGCGAGGATGAGCACCAGCGTCAGCGGCGCGAACCAGCGCGGCGTGCGCGCCTCCTCGATGCTGGGCGTGCGCCACTGCGGCTGCACGACGAGGCCTCCGACGGCCTGGCGCTTCACGGGTGGGCGGTCGGTCCAGACGAGGCTCATCGTCCCCTCCTGGCGCGCTGGAGCACGGCGCGCGCGGCATCCCCGATCGGGTGGTGCTGGTTCTCGAAGTGGTAGGCGACGCGCTCGGCGAGCTCGAGCAGGTCGCGGCTGGCGGCGAAGAGGCGGGCGAGGTTCAGGCTCTCGACCGTCTTCCCCGCGACGCCGGCGAGCACGGCGCCGTCCTTCACGCAGACGAGCGGGCCCCAGCTGCCGTCGACGACCTCCCACTCGCCGGCGGGAAGCCGGAGTGCCTGGTTGACCCCGGCGGGCCCGGGCTGCTCTGGCGACGCCGGCGGCGGGCCGACCAGGTAGAGCGGCGGTCGCTCGCTCACAACCAGAAGGCCTCCGCAGGTTCACCGAACCGGGCATGCGTCTCGCTCGCGTCGACGCGCATCGGCATGATGAAGGCTCGCCAGTTCTCCCCCGACAGGCTCAGCAACTGATACGGGTCCCCAATGTCGTCCTCGATGGACGCCGGCTCTCCGGCATAGCGCATTACCGGCTCGATGGTGCGTAACAGCAGCGCCCGGTTCAGAGCGCGGCCGGCGATGATGCCGACCGATGTCCGCCTCTCGGTTTTCCCGGGCGACGCGCACACCGGGCAAGGACCGAGCGCCTCGAGCGCCCACTTCCAGAGCTGCGTCAGGTCGATCGGTATGGGACGGGGGCGCGCGGACCACTCAGCCAGAGCAGGCCCTTTCGGATGGGCCGGAAGATCGATTGCATCGTCGTCGACCTTGAGCATGGTCGCGCCCCAGCCGTTCGTCGTCCAAAGCCAGGTCGCCCCGTCGTGCTCCCAGCGGAACGTCCTGCCAAGCACGTCCCCGCTGGAGAATGGGACCGCGCCGCCATACCGCTGCCAGCAGCCGTGCAGCAGTCCAAACGCGCTTCCTGACATCATCGCGAGTCCTCCGCCGGCCACCAGGTCACCGCTTTGCGCCCCGTGTCCGAGTCGACTTCGGATGCTCCCGACGTGACGAGCCCCGCGCGCTCGAGCTCGGAGAGGCGGCGGCCGATGCGCTGGCGCCACCACTCGATCCCCTTGGAATCGTCGCGGGCGCGCAGCTGGGCGAAGCTCGCCAGCGTCTTGCACGTCCGCCCCGGCCACTCGCGGACCAGGTCCAGCGCCGCACGCTGCAGCTCGCCCAGGCGCTGCGGGTCAGCCTTCAGCTCCGCCGCGGCCATCGCCGACGTGCGCTTGTCGCCGTCGGAGTAGAGCGGCCCCGTCGGCACCGGCCGCCCCGGCTCCGGGTCGAAGAGCGTGCGCATGGTCGAGCGCACCTCGAGAGGGTCCACGGCCTGGCGGCTCATGCGGTTGCCCCGATCGGGAGCGACGGCTGAATGCGTTCACGCCGCGCGAGGGCGAGCCTCGCCCGCAGCTCCGCCGTCACGGTGACGTGGCACGGGCGGCACAGCGTCCGCGCGTTCTCCAGGCTATGAGCTCCCCCCTCGGCCAGCGGGACGACGTGGTCGGCCTCCCAGCACGCCTCGGGAGGAAAGCCGAAGCCGAAACGAATCCCCTTCCGGCGTTGCTCGAGGATCCAGCGGCGAATCGCCTCGGTGTCGCGCTCGCACCGCGCGCACACGCCGTGATCGCGGCGCTCCACCGCTCGCCGGAAGCCGCCCTGGTGCGCCTGGGCGAGATAGGCATCGACGCACTCCTGGCTGCACCAGAGCCGCCGGCGACCTTCGCACTCCTTCCGACACCAGGTGCAGAGCCGGCCCCCGTTAGATCCCCGCTCGCCGTTCCTGCCACTGCGCAGGTCGTGGAGGCTCTTCCCCTGGCGCCGGGTCACCGGCGCGCCCCCGGATCGATGCCGAGCGTCTCGGTGAAGATCTCGATGCAGTGCCCGCACATCCCGCCGGCGCAGAGGAGGACTTCGCGGATGGCGTCGAGGAGCTTGCCCCGGTCCGACTGCTCGAGCGCCCCGACCTCGTCGCCCAGGCGGAACACCGTGCGGCACGGCTCGCACTGGTAGGCGGCGCCGCGCAGGCAGGGCCTCTGCCCCGTCGGTCGGCAGCATTCGAAGATGGCGAGCGACTCGACGCGGGCCCGGAGGGTGCGGGCGTGGACCTTCGGCTTCACCCCATTGCTCAGGTTGGGCGTGGAGCGGACGTCGTGCCCCAGGCGCCGGCACTCCATCACCTGGCTCGCCTTCTCCAGCTTCAGCGGCGCGACGGAGCCGACCACGTGCGTGTGGCACCAGTGGGCGACGCTGGCGGGAGAGTTCATGCGGCCTCGTGCACGTCGCGACGGTGACGCCGGAATGTCCCGGGCGATGGGAAGGTCATGTCGCAGCACTCGAGCGATTCAGGGACCGCCGGCGCGGTCACAGCGAGGCTCTGATTGCGCTGGGAGATGCCCCGGCAGACGGTCGAGCAGAAGCGGCGCGCCGACCAGGTCGTCCAGGAGTCGTGCGGGCGCGGCCAGAAGGGGCGGCGGCACACCTCGCACGCCTTGCGCTTCAGCTTCAGGCCGGAGTACGGTCCGCGCGCCGGCGAGCTCATGCGGCCCCCGAGAGGCCGATAAGGCCCCTGGCTGGGTCCCGCCCCGAGCCAGGGGCCTTGCCGGTGGTAGGGAAGCTGGCGCGCCTCGCATTCACTCGAACCGGGAGCGGACCGTCACCGCCGAACCTGCGCGCAGACGGGTTCCCTTTGGCGCGTGCCTTGGCGGGCGTCCCATGGCGCCCGGTGTTGCAGGTTGAGCCGCCGCGGCGCACCGGAGGGAACTGCACTGCGGGCTGTCCGGTGGTGCGGATCGCCTTGTTGCTCGCTTCGCCAAGGAGGGTCCCGTTCATGCGACCGGAACGGAGACCGGTTGGAAGGAGCCGCGGGCGGCCGACGTACGTCACAGACTCAGTCCGACGTGCCGGCTTTGGTGCCGTTGAGCACAGCAGAACTTCCGAGCCCGCGACCGCCGGCGGACGCTGGCGGACGATCGCGGTCCGACGTGTTACACTCCGCGGCCTTGAAAAACAGGCGGGGCCGGGCGCCCATAGCTCAGTTGGATAGAGCGTCGGACTACGAAAGTCAGGATTCAGACCGTCCCACGAGTAGAAATTAGCGGTCGTCACACCCTCGGAGTGCTCCCAACGACGGGCCCACACGTCACACTTATGCATTGAGGCCCCCACGCATCGGAGCATGACGATGCGACCATCCGACGAATCTCTTGGCGGGGCTCTTCGCGAGGAATCTCACGTGGGCGGAATCGATCTGCGAGAGGCTCATGCGTGGCCTGACTCGCCTGCCACGGTCCGCCCGCCTCGTCACCCGGAATGCAAGGTCCGCGAGCTGATCGTGCGCCTCTTCGGCACGGCGGAACTCGCGTCGGAGCCGCTCCAGCTGGGATTCGCGAGCTCCGCAGAAGAACGGCGCATTGGCGATGACCTGCCTTGTCTGGCTGGCATGGTCAATGCCGCGGCCTTCTCTTCTCACCCGACCGGACAGCTCGTAATAGACCACGTCCAGACGGTCCAACACGAGCTGGAGCATGGCGCCCTCTACACGCCGCAGTGTCCGAGTGGTCACTCCTTCGCACCGGACCAGCCCCACGACATCGTCCCTTCTGACGCCCGCAAGCCTGGCCACATCGTCCTCATCGAGCCGGAACAGCTGCATGACGCCCACGATCATGTCGACTGGGAACGCGCCCGCAAGCGCCTCGAGAGTCACCTGGCCACCCGCAGACGGCTCAGGAGTTGCGATCGTCGCTCTGGCTTTGAGTCGACCGGTGACGAGGAGGGCCGATGAACTCGACCCCATCCTGCAGGAATGACTGGGACAGGTGGGCATAGCGCTGGGTCATTTTCATGGTGCCGTGCCCGAGGTACTTCTGCAGCCGATAGATGTCGCCGGTGTTCTGAACGTACCAGCTGGCGAAGGTGTGGCGCAGGTCGTGGAAGTGCAGATCGTCGAGCCCCGCCTTGCGTCTGGCCGATTCGAACGCGGTCCGGATCGACGTGACCGCCTCCCCGCGGAACCCGAAGATCCGATCGTCCGCCGGCCGCTTGCGGATCCCGCGCAGGCAACGCGCCAGCTCTGGCGACAGCGGCAGCGATCGCGCCTTCCTCGTCTTCGTGGTTTCCTTTCGGAACGTCAGCATGCCGTAGGGCGGGACATCCCAGTTGACGTCGCTCCATCGCAACGACAGCAGTTCGCTGAGCCGGCCCCCCGTGTGCAACGCCGCGACCAAGATCGGCTTCAGGTGCTCCGACGCTGCCAGGATGAGCCGGTCGGCCTCCGTCTCCGTCAGGAAACGCATGCGGCCCGGGCTCTCCTTGAACGTCTCGACGTCGCGCGCCGGGTTCGGACCCGGATGATGGCCACGCTTGATCGCCCAGGAGAAGAATGCCGACAGTGTGGCGATCTGCCGGTTGACCGTCGACTTCGAGATCCCATCCTCGAGGCGCGCCGCCTGGAAGGCCTCGATGCGCAGCAGCGTGATGTCCTTCAGACGCAGGTCGCCGATCGAGCGCTCGAGGATCCGGATGTTGCTGGCCGTGGTGCGCCGGTCCTCCCAGCGCAGGTTGTGATGCTGGATGAACTCGGCCGTCAGTTCTCGGAACCGCGGACCCCCGAAAAACATCGCCGTGCTCCTGTGGGGCGGGATGGAGTGCGGCGTATGTACGCGAATTCTCCGCGCCGGGCAACAACAATTTTAAAGAGCCGCCCGGGACCGCGGACGATGACCTGTCGAGGGCAACCTGCCAGGGTTTGCCCCCGCGGCCCCGGGGGCTCAGCTCATGTTCGGAGGTGTTACGGGTTGCCGTCGTCATCGCGCCCTGGCAGGTCACGAGGCGCTATATACGCTTCGGAGGGAGCACTGTCAAGTGCCTCCTGACAGTATTTTCAGGGATACCCCGACTAGGCAGGACTGCATAGGGCCCCGTTTTTCGGGTCAGGCGAAGGGGACCCCGGTCCGCAGGAAGTTCGCCGCGGCCGACCATGCGAGCCCCGGCCGCTCATAGTCGCCGTGCTCGTAGCCGGGGCACTCGAAGTCGATCACCGAGCTCGGCCGGCGGGTGAACCCCTTCCAGCCGGACTGGCCGAAGGTCGACATCTTCACGACGTCGTCCTCGCGCGAGAAGAGGTTCACCGCCCGGGTGTAGTGCCCCGCCTTGTCCGACCAGTCGTCGCGGCTGGAGAGGATCGAGCCCATCAGCACGACGCGGTCCCAGAACACGCGCGGCCCGGGCGCGTCCGTCATCGCGTGATCGACCAGGTAGCTCCCCATCGAGTAGCCGACGCCGTCGAGGACGATGCCGCCGCCGTGCAGCTCCTCGAGCTCGAGCAGCTGCTGCGCCACCCACCGCTGGAAGCGTCCGACAAGGCGCCGGCGCACGGCGCCCCCGACCCACGGAAAGCGGACGGCGAAGGCCGACGTCCAGCCATACTCCCAGAGCAGCACGGCGACGATCTCCGGGTTGCCGGCGCGCAGCTGCGGCTCGAGCCCGGCGGCCCAGGCCTCCGCCTCTTCCTTGCTCGTGTGGAGGCCGTGGGCGAGGATGACGGCGCGCTTCGGCATCAGGCCGCACCGCAGATGATCGGCGGGAATGGCGGCGGCCACGGCCCCAGCCGGATCTGTGGGTCCGGCACCGGTCTCAGCGCCTTCAGATGCTGTCCTTCTCGCAGGGCGTCAGGTCGACGAAGACGAACTGTCCCGGGAGCAGCTTGTCGAAAGCCGCCGGGTTGCTGATGTGCATGGTGAGGTTGGCCGCCGGCGTCCACTTCGACCACTGGGCGTTCGCCTCGCCCTCCTTGTTGCTGTAGACGGCCGCCAGCGTGAGCTCCTCGCTCTGCTTCGTGCCGTCCGGCCCCGCCATGCTCTTCACCGACGCCACCGACATCTTCAGACGAAGCACAGCCGACATGGACGACCTCCTCTATCGTGATGTGGGCCCCGGGACGCGCCTGACGGATGCGGCCCGGGGCCCGTCTATCTCCGCGTCAGCGCCGTCAGACGCCCGCGGGCACTTCCGTCGTTTTTAAGGTATGGCCTCAGTCTCTGGTGGGGCGCACTGCGGGGCCCGGCGACGCCCACTTCACCGGTGGCTGCGCCGCCTGGTGGTGCGGCGCAAACCCCGCCACCAGCTCAGCTCGCCGGCGGCTGCTTCACGCCGACGGAGAACCGGAACAGCAGCGAGAACGAGTCGAGTGAGTTGACCCCGTCCCCGCCGGCGTCGCCTGGCTCGATCGCGCGCGTGTACTGAGCGAGCAGGTGCGCGGCCGAGGACTGGCCGACGAAGAATCGAGGGCCGATCCACGTCGCCGCCTGGGCGGCTGCCAGGTCGGTCAGGTCGCCGGTCGTCATCGTGGCGGCTCCCCCGACCTCGATGTTGCCTTTGCAGCCCGCGCCGGCGCTGTCGCAGCCGAAGTAGAGGAAGTTGTGCACGAACGACGGGCCGACGAGCGCACCGTCCGCGGGACCGAAGAGGCCCGAGAGCTGCGCGCCGATGCCGGTGTTCGGCGTGGCGTAGTGCCACCAGCTGAAGGCGACGGTCGAGAGCGTGTCGCCGGACGCGGAGTCGTGCCGCACCAGCAGGTCGGCGGCGAATTCCTCGGAGGCCTGCGCCCAGGGCGCTTTGTCGGCCGCGCGCGCCGGCGGCGCGGCCGCGGCGGCGGTGGCGAGCATGACGGCGAGGATGAGCGCGGTGCGGATGGTGCGGGTGGGTCGTGCGAGCATCGGTCCCCCTTTCAGGTGAACGCTTCGAAG